TTATCTCCTTTATTAATCTAATCTCGACTGTGCGTAACATTTTACACCATTAGACTCTAAGTGTCTAGCGTATGCAACCGCACCTGCTTCTTTTGAGGATATGTTTTGAGTCGAATGGCCTGATGGATTCCAAATATCGTACCCCCCATTCCAAGACGCTAAATTGACAACCCCCGCCTTTTTTAATTGTCTAGCAAAAGACTGGGTAGCGGGTCTTATTTTGACCCATGCAAAACCGCAAGCGCCCCATTCCCCTTGTTTTTCGTGATGATCCTGAGTAGCCTTTTGTGCAAGTGCTACCGCTTCATTGTGAATTCTGATTGCTTCTGATTGTTTCATTTTTATTACCTTAAGTATTTTGTGCCGTTATGGTCAATTGATGACTCGCCAACATCATCAGCGTTGATGTTACCACGAATCGCCAGTTTACCAGATTTATCCCTGATTACGGACTTCCAACTGCCCTTGACAATATCGCCAGATTCAATGTCAACAAATGAGTGAACTGATCTTGCTTCACCAAAAGATGCGAAATATATTCTGGCAAACCGTTTTCCGATACTAAACTCAATCGTTTGGTCATCAAGATGGGTAAATCCCATGCGAGCCTGATATTCTTTATTTAATCGTGCTACCAGTTTTCTGTATTTTTCGATTCTTAGAATTTTATCTGCGTACATTTTTTTGCCCTTGGTTTTTTTCAGTAGGGCGACTATAAAACAGGTAAATTCTGTTGTCAACAATTATTTTAAAAAAGTAGCAATTAATTATCTTTTTCCTGGGTTTTCCTTTATTATCAATAACTTAACTTAAAAGATAATATTACTAGGAAGTTTTTTCTTTTTTTCATTTTATCTGTGGTACACTCCATAGTCGAGCGGGTCAAGACTCATAAATTTCAGGGCTGATTATCCCTATATCTTGCCGAAAGTAATTACCTATATGGGCGCTAAAGACGGCGTTGGAAACAGGCATAACTGACATTCTTTGAATGGGGTCGGTGCTTTCGTAGGCACTAAAAATAACTACACCTGACAAACCATATATTTTAAACCTTCGGGGGTTCACAATAACCCATACCGAATTACGACTGGGGTCAGTACGGTCTAAATGACAATTATAAATTAAACGATAGGCAAAACCTATCAATTACTAAACTGGTAGTTAAGGCTATCAAACGATAGTTTATATCTATCACTGAATTAGATGATAGGCTAGGGTTATGAGTAGCGACAAAGAAACAAAATTAAAACGTCGGAACCTAGTAGCCAAACATTCCCACAAATTTAATAAGGGATATACGCATAAAACTAAGGTAGCCTATAATCGCAAATCTAAGACCCTACAGCGAGACTTGAATGATACCCTAGGGGATAACCCTACAGATTAATAATCACGCCGTACAGCGCGAATGGTGGCCCTGTATCACGTTTTAATAGCGTTATCAGTAGGCATAAAAAAAGCGGGAATTAACCCGCTAAAAAAACCCTTTAAGGTTTTTATTCTACGTTACTTAACGCCAATACCCAATAACTTAAGTTTTGATTCGGCTTCAATCCTAAATGATCCGTAATCGCTTGGTTCGTCGCTATGTCTGATAATCATACTGTTATCACACAAATAAAAATCAGATAGTTTTTTATCGTATGTATCAGTTCTAACAAATTCACACTTGTTACAGTCGTGTTTAAAGATTGGATTTTTCATTATTTCACCGTCACAATAAATTCAGAGTCTAATGGGTCTATTGATTGACCTTTTGCCAGTTTATATTTTAGACCCACGATAGCGCCCTTTTTGCTTAGATTATCAATATCAGACTTATCACCGTCGTATACCTTGCGCCCTAAAAATTCAGACGGCATATCACCATTAAATACCACGCTCATGGGCTGATCAGTTTTAAGCGCTAATGCTACGCTTTTTTGATATGCGATAGCGGGACTGTAGGAGAACATCAACTGATAATTATCGGGTGTTTTCCCAAGTCTAGACGCGACTTTTGTATAATCGTAAAAACTTAGTTCTGGGAATTGTTGTGGAATCGCCCCGTATGCTTCAGTTTCCCAAGGGTAGTCTGATAACACATTTAAACGAACATAACCCTTCATGCCACGTTTTACACAGTATTTTGAAAAGGTTTTCAATTCTGCAATTAAATCGGCAATAAATCCCGCCCTATCAGCATCTAAATAGTCTAGTTTAGACTGGCGCGAATCAACTACATTCTGAAAATTTCCACGCCCTGAAAACCTTAAACATGATTTACCGCATCCCGCAATATCCATAAATGGACAACCTTTTTTATTAGGCAATAGGGAAAGACCCGCAACCCGTAAAGACTTATCAAGATTATTCTTTTTTAGTTTAGAATTGCCACCAGTTTTATCTAATAAATTCATTGTTTTTATTCCTTGGTTGTTGTTACCCAAAAGGCCCGCATGTAGCGGGCCACAAGGGTTAATTGAAGGGTTGGTTTATAGGTAAAGGGCGAGGTAGTCGTTATCCTTATTCGCCCATTCCATTGCTATCTTAAGGTTTTTGAATCGCATTGAACCAAATTCAATGTTATCGAATCCATACGTACAAAGTGTAACTATACATCTTTTACCCATGGGTTGACTGCAATCTTTTTTGATCGTGTATTCAGTCTCGTTATTGCCCTCTGCAATATAATTCCCGCCTACTTTTTTGAATTCTAGCATTATATAATCCCCAAGGTTTTAATAAAAATATAGGCTACGGGATAGGCCATAGCCAAAGCCAGTGATCCAACAAACAACCACAATGCGAAGTTTAATATTTTGCTTTCAGTCATTTTCTTTATTCCTTTTGTTTAGGTATTCCGATTAGATCAGATAAATGGTAGACAGTAAATTATAAAGAATTTATAGGGGTATAAACTAAGTTAATGACTGGGTGCATGGTGTTTTGAATGTTGTAGCCACACACACACACGCCACCCAAAGCAATCGCTTTTGATTGACCACTAATAGTAGTAAGACTTTAACCCCAGAATTTACGCAGAATTCTCAGAATTTTCTGGCGCTGGGCAACTCATCAACAAGGGGGTCACTGTCTCGCAACGTGGGGGAAAAGAGCGGGCGTATTACGCGAGGGGGCGGGCACCCCTTTTTTCGCTAGCGCAATAGCGTTATATTCTCTCCACTCACCATCGGGGTAAAATACCCTCTATAAGCACATTCTAATATAACTCACTCAGGTAATTGTATGGACAAGGAATACTGGAAAGAAAAGTTAAATCTTCTAGATTATGTAAGTCCTGAAGCAATGCTTGGGTTTAATTACATTGATGATATAAAAGTTAGAGATGATTTAAAAGGTGTAGCAGGAAGGTTCAAAAAAAGCGATAACAAGCAGTGGATAGAGATGAGTCGTGAATACATGAATAACCCAAGGGTTTTGATGCACGAACTTGAACACGCTTACTATTCAAATAATAATGTAACAGGGAGGGGTAGGGCAAGCCCTGAGTTAAATCAATATAAAAATATGTTAAAAAAGGGGAGTGTAAGACTTCCAGATAGAGGCATTAACGCTAAAAGAGTTGTTTTAAATAGAAATAACAAACCAGTTAGTAACCCTTCGTGGAGCGAAGGTAAGATAGAAAACCTAAACTATGTTAACGCTAAAGCATATAACAATCTAGATCAGGATGGCAATATTGTAACAAACTATAACTCAAGAACTCAAGTACCTTTATCGCGAAACGGAAGGCCAAGGGTTGATTCTGACCAACATTTTCTTATATATAACAGACCTCTTGACGAAACACCAGAATATCAACTACCTAAATTTAGATTTAATAATACTTTAAAAAATGATAAGTATGCTCCTGTAACGGACTGGTTTACACCTAAAGACTTAGGGTCACCAATGCTTAGATTTGCAGCGGAAAAAATTAGAAATAAACTTAGATGGAATCAATGAAAACAGATAAGCAAGAAATATTTATAGACCAATACTGTATGCATGGCAATGCGGCTAAAGCCGCTGAGATGGCAGGTTATTCGCATCCCAAGCAAAGGGGCTATGAATTAAAAAACCAGTTTACCTCAGAGATTGAGGCCAGAACCAGAAAATTAATTAAGGATGCTGTCCCTGCCGCACTGCTTGTCCTACAAAATCTAGCACAAAACGCAGAAAGTGAGTCTGTAAAATTGGGGGCGGTAAAAGATATCCTTGACAGGGCAGGACTTAAGCCTACAGACAAAATAGAGCAGACCGTCACCAGTGTAGAGGGTAAGTCTACAGAAGAGTTACAGAAGGAACTGGAGTCCCTTATAGGGCCATTAAACTGATGGCTAAATTTAAAACTAGAAAGGAAAGATTATCGTATGACCAACCTAAGTTAGGAATATTAGGGGCTTTGCCAAAAATCGATGGGCCTCTTTTAGGTGCGGGAATGGGAGGGGGCGGAAAATTATCTAGCAAAGGATTTTTTGAAAGCAGAAAGAAGGGCAAAACTAGAAAAGAAGTTGAGCAACAAGGCGGCCCTCTTAACAAAAAATTAGACGATTTTACAGTTGGAGAAATTTTAGAAGAACATGGTGTAGAATGGGAATACCATAAAAATGGTGGAATTACCGCAAAAGACATTTCTATAACAGGAAAAAATGAAGGTTACCCAAGAAAAATTATAATAGAAAATAAATACTTTAAACCAAACACTTCTTTAGGTGCTATCAGAAATTGGTTAGGATATTAGTGGATGTAGAAAAAGCAGTAGAACTAGCCAAGGAGTTAAAGAAACGACAGAGATTTGAGAAGATATCCTTCTATGATCCCTATCCGTATCAACTAGACTTCCACGCCACAGGGTTTGAACATAACCAACGCTTATTGATGGCGGCTAACCGAATAGGTAAATCTTATTGTGGTGCGGCTGAGATGGCCTATCACCTAACAGGATTGTACCCTGAGTGGTGGAAAGGTAAAAGATTCTATAAGCC